GTACCACTCTGCCCACCTCTTACAGGTAGATAGTAATCTTCCATCATATTCTGCATATTGAATTTAAGATTGTAATCACCAGTAGTTTCATCGATATAAGGAACTTTTTTCATCTGGTCTATAATAGATGCCATATATGTATCTACTTCTGCAGGTGGAATGTTTCCAATATCAATTTTAAAGATTCTCTTTTCAGGTGCTCTCATAATTCTATGAATCATCATAGCATCTTCCATAAGAGTTAATTGTTTCCAAGTCTTTCTTGCACCTTCTAATAGTGAACGGCCATAAGGAAGGAAGTTTGTATCTGTTAATAATCTAAAGTGAGCCACCTGAAACGATTCTAAGAACTTAGTATTGTTTCTTTGTGAAATGGCGTTTGTATTTTGTTCTTCTACTTCAAATCTTACTGAGTAAGGATTATCTAAATCATATCCTTCTTCTCTACGAGTTTCATAACAAGATAATGGTTGTGCATTTACAACACCTAACTCATCATCAATATCTAAGTAAAGATAATAATCACCATATTTGTTCATACCTCTAACCCAAGACCAAAGATTGAACTCAATGTTCAATACATCGTAGAATAAGTTATGTAATGTTTTCTTTAATTTTTCATCATTAGATTTAATACGGATTACATCACCCATATCATTTTTTAACGTACATTCATCTGAGTATATATCTAAAATAGATGAGATAATAGAATCCTTATCCATTGCCTCATAATCTGTATATAGTTCTAACTTATTTGAATGATAATTAAATCTTTCGTTGTATGTTTGCCAATTCTTTCTTGAGTTAGAACCATGCAATCTACCATACCTATCATAATACGCAGAACCTCTACGATTACCATCAGATTGTAGTCTTGATGAATCTACTACCTTTAACTTATCTTTACCAACTCTTCTTACAACTACTTGAGTTGAGAATAATCTCTTTAATCTACCAAATAATGATGTATCTGCCATAATGCTTTTTCTTTAATTATCACTTATAATATATAAATATACAAAAAATATTTTTAATAACCTAATTTTATAGTAACCAACTTATATCTTCATCACCTTTACCAGTTTTAACCTTCCAAGAATCCGTTGCTTTACCTTGGTTTGTTTTAAAAACACCTGAGTGTTTGGTAGTATGGTTTAATGCCCTTCTAGTTAATTCAATTCCTTGCTGTCTAAGTTTAAGTGCGGTATCTCTTACCCATAACCCTGTACAAAATGATATTGTTAAATCATCATTATATCCAGATTGAGCTTCTGCTCTACTTCCATTCCATATAAAAGTAAAAAGTTCATCAATTAATCTTTTGGAACGGATGATTGGAACTCTTTCTCTCATATAAGTATCTAATTTTGATATAACTAATGGGCGTGTTCTACTAGTCATTGAAAACCCTGGAACCATTTGGGATTTATCTTTTAAATCATATCCCTTTTGTAAATGTATATCTTCATCTACATATCCAAATTCTTTAAAAGAATAATATAGATTAGAATAATTTCTATCTATTGCTTCTTGAATAACTGCCCAACCAATATTAGCGTTTTCAATCACTAATAATGCATCGTTCCATTCGGTTGCAACGTTTACTAACATATTACCATAATCTTTAGTACCAATCTTACCTTTGTACTCAGCAACCTGCTCTACACTCTCTACATCAATGACGTGGAATGCTGAATAATCTGCTCCATCACCTCTAGCGACATCGGCAACTACTACATAATCTTTAGTATAATTTGGTTGTGACCATAACCAATAGTTTCCATCGAACCCTCTTTTTTCAACTGGTTCTTGTACATGAGTTTCTTCATACCATTTTAGGAGCTGCCCATCTACAACTGTATAACCAGAACTGATAAAATCACAATCACATTCCTGTGCTGCCATCTTCTCACCTAATAGTTGAGTTTGTTCTACTCTCCAAGATTCATTTCTTTCAGGGTGTACAGTCCAATGAAGTTTGATTGGATTCCAACCATCATTCTGTTCACCTTTTAACCAAGTTTTGTGAAAGAAGTTACCAACACCATTGGGAGTTGATAATACAATTGCCTTACCACCAGTTGAAAGAGTAGATTGAGCGGATGCCCAAATCTCATCTACACTTTTAATAAATGCAGCTTCATCTATAATCAACATTGATAATGCTTCTGAACGACCTGCATCACCACTAGCTGATGTTGCTTTGATTGTTGAACCATTTCGTAATCGTAAGGATAGTTTGTTATCTTCTTCAGTTTCACCTCTTAGCCAACTCGGTAAGTTCTCATGCATATACCTAACCTTAGTAACTAAGTTTTTAGCTACCTCTTGTTTAGTTGCAATTACCAATATGTTTTTATCTTCGTGAAATAACATCATCCATAAAGAATAACCTGCGGATAATGTTGAGATACCTAACTGACGTGATTTAAGGATTACATTGTATCGGTGGTCGTTAAACTCACCCATAACATCTTCTTGGAAAGGATACAAATCAAAAAGAATCTTACCTCTCTTTGGGTGTTGTATATAACAATACTTCTTAAAGAAGTAAACTGGGTCTGTAGCACATTTAACGTACTCTTCCCTAATAAGTTCTTTTATGTTCTTGCTCATTTCTTTCCCAATTTCCAAAGAAACTGAGTAGATATGATTGGTTGGAATTGGTCATTTAATCCAATACCCAATCCAAATGCCTGCTTCTTCTTTGTTCTAAGTAATATAGAACCACCAACATAATTAAATTGCTTAGTTGTTCCATTCAAACCAAATCCTACATAGAATTCGTTTTTATTAATATACTTTGTTTCAGTTACAGTAGTTGTTGGGTAGATTAAATCGTAGATTATTTTTCTTGATAAAATTTTGTTCTGTGAGATAGTATCTTTAATTGTTAAATTCAATGAATCTAATTGTTGAAAGTCCTCATAAACATATTTTGCGAAGTAATCCTCTAAAATAGATAGAGTATCAATTTTCTGAGTTAGCCTAATGGTATCAATCTCAGTTTTGATTCTGGTAACTATTTTAGGAACGTATTTTGTAACTTCTTTAGTAATGGTGTCGTATTTCGTTTCTACCTTTGTGATAATAGTAGGCTCGGATGGAGTATTATCTACTCCACCTGTACCACTGCATTGTCTTAGAAAAATTATTACTATAATTAATACTAAGATTATCAGATTCTTAAAATTTCCGATATACTTTTCCATTTGCTACGCTTATTTTTTAGTAGCAGGTTTTCTTTTTTTGTTTGCTGGCTTTCTACCTTTTCGGTTTCCACCCTTTGCAGCTTCTACAACATCTTTAGATTGTTTAGCTAAGTTTTTACCAGCTTCTTTAACGTCTTTAAGTTCTTCTTTAACTCTCTTAACTCTACGTTTAACTTCTGATTTTACTTCTGCTACTTCTTCTTTGATATCTTCNACTGTATCNTCTACTACATCAGGAATAAAATCTCCATCTCTATCTTTGATTTTTCCAGTGTATAGTAAAACTGCGTATGTTGCTGCTATAACTGCTACAATTCCTACGATAATTAATAATGTACTCATAATTTGCCTTTTTAGATTAAACTTCTTATACTATAAATATGGTAATATATTTAATAAACCTATTTACCATTTTCTACAAGACCAATAGTTTGCTTTCCATTTTGGTCCAGGGTTATCACAATTCATTCTAGCTCTAAATGATTTTCTAGCTTCTGGATTATCTTTTTTGATTACCATTCCTTTTTGCCCAAAGTGAACTACTACAACATTTCCTTTTTCGTTCTTAACATATACTTTGAATTTTTTAGAATCACCTTGCATTGGTTTGTTAAGTTCTACTTTTCTACCTTGATACTCAGCCTCTTCAATTACTTCAGAAGTATTTTCTTTTTTCATAAGTTTGTAAGCCGTATGCCCCATCATTACGATACCACTCTTAACAAACTTATCTTTATTAGATTGTTTTTTAAGTGCATCATATACTTGAATCATTAGGTTTGCTGAATTCATATCAACTCTTACCTTCTTACCACTCTTAGTATCTTTAATCAAATCGTTTTGTGAATCTTTTACGATTTTTCTTAATTGAGTAATTACTTCAGGTTCTTTAGCTTCGTTGATTGATTCGTTTACACCTTTGAATCTTCTTTTAATATCGTTGTAAAATTTCTTATGATATTTTTTAGGAATATGGTCTGATTTTAAGTAATCATATAAATCTTGCTCATCACTCCACATTTGCCCTGCAGCTTCATGTTGTGTTGAACTATACCCAGCAGCGATATCTAACATAGTGTACATATCATTATGATTTAAACTTTCGTTTACCGATTCATTTATATCTTCAATGGTAGCTGCCATATTACCAATTGCCATAGTTACGTTTCCGTTTCTCTGATATAAATAATACTTAACACCTTTTGGGTTTGTTACATTCTGAAGGATTATACGTTCTACTTTTTGTTTACCTACTAAAGTTTTACCCTTAGTTACTTTGAATTTTGCTTCATTACCACTACTCATTGATGAACCATACTTAATTGTAATCTCATCACCTTTTTTGAGTTTATCGTAAATCTTAAATCTGGCTTTCATATCCATAGATTTACCTTCGGTTAATCCCTGTTGG